CTCGCCGCCTCCGCCGCCGCCACCTACGCCGCCTACGCCGGCACGCGAAGGGAGTTCTGGCTGAAAGCTGATCCATGCGGCTTGCTCGCAGAATTGATCGCGGTTTCGCAATAGGAGGCAAGACCATGTGCGCCACCGAATACATCAAGGACCGCGCGCAGGAAATCGAGCGCGCTGCGCAAGACAAGATCAATATCATCGACGACGTGTTGGCCGGGCTGTTGTCGCTGACGGCACGCGCCGAAGCGCTGCCACGCGCCGGTGGGCTGCTCGTACTGTTGCTACGTATGCAGGCGGAGTTCGTCGAAGAAAAGGCCGCCGCCCTGCGTGTGATCGAATCGGCGCTGGAGCTGCGCCGCAATACGAAAGAGGTGCTGTGATGGACACGCAGAAACTGATCGCACGCCTGCGCGAGCGTGCCGCTACGCAGGACGCTTGCGGATGCTGGTCGCTGGACCGCGCCGTTGCGGACGAGGTAGAGCGTCTCGCAGGGCGTATCCGACAATTGGAGCATGCCGTTGCGGAGCGCGACGAGATGCTCGGCAAACTGACTAAGACGCTCATCGAGGAGGTAAATCGATGATACTCGGCTACTTCGCAGATTTGCTCTACGCGGACGGCTCGCGCGAAGAGCGCTGGCTCACCGTCGACGAGCGCAATGACCTGATCGGCGACGGCCGCATCGCGTGTGCGACTTACATCCCGCTCGCGCGCTATAGCGGCGGATCGTGGTTGCACGCGCCGGCATGGCTGATCGAGCACGTGACGCCTGGGCCGTACATCACGACCGCGCAGGCCGGCGCCATGTCGGCCTGGCAAATCGGCGGCAAAGTGACGCCACTTACTATCGCAAAGGATGTGTCATGAAGAAGCGCTACCAACTCGAATACTCCGGCATGAGTCGCATGGTCAGCGAGATCGACCGTAACGTTTTCACCGACGCTCACTTCAAGGAGTGCAGCGACTTTTGGTCGAATCAACCCACTTTCGAAGAGTGGCTAACGATGGTCTATAAAGTTGCTCTGCATGACAGCATCGCGACATGGGGTGCGCTGCGCGGCCTGCGCAAAGGGACGGAAGAAGGTTATCCAAAGATGGACGGCAGTGAAGGCATCACGATCATCAGCTTCGAAGACTTCGAGTTTGACGACTTCGAGATTAACTTACAGGAGGTGCAGCCTGCGTAGTGTGACACTCCGATAGATTTACGCTAAACTGGAAGGGCGGCCGATAGGGTCGCCCTTTTCATTTACACTCGGAGAATGGTCCTATGGCCCGAAAGAACGTAGCTAGCGGTGATTTCGTCACCGTCGCGTGCAAGCTCCCGCAAGGCTTGCATCTGCACCACGAAGCGCACGCGCTCGACATCAAGTTGCACGGTAGCGCATCGCCATACGCGCTCGGTGGCCACGGCATGACGCAAGTCAACGCTGCGCAGTGGGCGAAGATCGAAGCGGTCTATAAGGACGCCAAGTGGCTCAAGTCGGAAGCGGTGTTCGCGATGAACAAGCCAGAGGATGCAAGCGACAAGGCAACCGAAATGCAGGAAGTGCGGCGCGGCTTCGAACCGATCGATCCGCGCGATCCGAACGCCGGTCTGCCTGCGTCGATGCGCATTCAGGCTGACGGCGGCGAAGACAAAGGCCGTTGAGCTGAGGAACGGTGAGCATGGCGATCATAACGTTTGTACCGGCAGCTTTCCGCGCTGAGTACCCCGAGTTCTCGACGGTGACGGACGGGCGCGCGAACAACATGTTCATCATTGCGTCGCAATCGTTGCTTGACAACGTCGACAATAATCCGCAGATGGACCCGACGTTCCGTACGCAACTGTTCTACATGCTCGTCGCGCATCTGCTGCTGATCTTTGGAACGAGCGATACGCCCGTACTGAATAACGCGCCGCCGGGCCGCATCAACGGTGCGACAGAGGGCACAGTCTCGTCGCAGTTCGAATACAACATGCCGCAGGGGTCCGCAATGGCGGCGTGGTTCCTTCAGACGAAGTACGGCGCGCTGTACTGGACCGCTACGGCGCGGTTCCGCTCGGCGCGCTACTTCGGACAGTCATCGGGCGTCGGTTTCTCGAAAGCCTATGGCGCGCCGTACTTCAATATTCCGGGCGGCGTGTGAGCGTCGAGCGGCGCGGCACGCGCATCTCGCGCGACTACGAGTCGCTGACGGTTAAGGCTGGCATTCTGGAAAACGCTACGTATCCTGCGCGCACGATCAAGAATGCCGCGACCGGCGAAGAGATAGACGATCCTCGCGCAGGAATGCACGTTGCCACAATTGCCGCCGCGCTCGAATATGGCACGGGCCAGAATCATCCCAGGCCATTCATGCAGCAGACTGTTGTAGCGCACAAATCGGAATGGACCGATGGCGTCGTCAAGCTGGTACGCGGCGGAATGCCCGTCGAAGAGGCGCTGACGGCTATCGGGCATGTTATGGAGGAAGACATCCAGCAGACGATCAACGACTGGCCGGCGGATAACAGCGAGTCATGGGCAGCATTTAAAGGGTTCAATGCTGGTCTCCGTTTCACTGGCGAAATGCTGAACTCCGTCAAATCGGCTGTCGAGAAGAAGGACTGATATGGCCGTCAATTTTAACTTTCACGACGTAATCCGCGGCGCGATCGAGTCGATCAACAGCGACACGGACGGCACGGTCTACGTGTCGACAGGCCGCACCAACGTGCGCGGCATCCTGACGCCGACGTTCGCGCCCGTCACGGCGCGGCTCCAGGTGCAGGCTAGTGCGCACTCGGGCTTGCAACAGTCGCGCGGCCTCGAGTACAACAACTCGTTCTACAACATCTGGGCCTACGGTAACTTCTCCGACCTGGACCGCCCGACCGAGACAGGTGGCTCAGTATGCAATTTCAGCGGCCAGTGGTGGTACATCAACAAGGTCGAAGAATTCTGGCCTGAATGGTGCTCGTTTAGCGTGGTGCAGCAGTTGAATGCCGCCGATCTCGCGACGTTGCTCGCGCAATTGAAAAACGGATCGAATCCATGAGTGCGACCCTGACACCGACCGAAGATCAATTATTCGACGCCGTGTGGGGATTCATCGCCGCACTGTTCGACGTGAGCGTTCTGCCGAACATCTTCAAGGGTTTCCAGAACATGACGAGCACGCCGCCGGGCGTGAGTTATATCGTCATCTCGCCCGGCGTGAAAGAGCGACAGAATCAGATCGAGCGCGATTATGACCCGACGAACCTGCTCGTCAACAATACGCGCCGAACGACTTATAGCTATCAGATCGATTGCTACGGTCCGAGTGGTCCGGACTATGCGGACACGGTCGCTATTTCGTGGCGCACATTGTGGGCGTGCGACTATTTCGCCGGCTTGCTGGCGACACCGACGCCTGGTGCGCCACTGCCTGCGACGCCACTCTACGCCGACGAACCGCAGCAACTGAACATCGTGAACGGGGAATTGGCCTACGAACAGCGCTTCCTGACGAAGCTTTACTTGCAGGCGAACCAGATCGCGTCGTTGCCGCAAGACTTCTTCACCGACACGCCCGCTGTGGTGATTGAGCCGCCGGCGGATTACTACCTGCCGTGACGGCGAAGAAGTGTTGCTAAACAAAGAACGCTGCGAAGATGAGAAATCGCGTATGACGACGGTTCGAATCACCTTGCGTTGCGCATCGCTCGGGTTCTCTCCCAGCACTCAGAGCCAGATTCCGTTTATCACTAGTAGGGCTCACTTGGTCCCGTTCGCTACAAAGTATCGGCGCGGTTACGAAAGCTTGCCCGAGTACCCTGCAAGATCTGTCTGTACTTGATTCCTGCCGAAAGTATAACGCCTAGCATAGTTTCCACCAATTAGCTATGGTGATAGAATCGCCGCAGCAATAGGGCATTTCAATCGCGCGCCGCCCCCGCGCACGACGGAGAACTCGCTCGATGAGCACAATCCCGATTTCACAAGTTGTTCAGATGGTGCCGGGCGTCATCGGTGCGGGCGGTGCCGCGTCGAAGCTCGTCGGCGTCGATCTGACGCAAGACACATCCATCCCGCCGGGCCAGCCCAAAGTGTTCTTCACGGCAGCATCCGTGTCGTCCTGGTTCGGCCCGAACGCGCCCGAAACGACAGCCGCGAATAACTATTTCCCCGGCATCGTCAACGGCGGCCAGTTGCCGTATTCGCTGACATTCGCGGCCTTTGCCGCCGCGGCGACGCCGGCGGGCTCGTATGGCGCTGTGCTGACGATTTCGCTCTCGCAACTTCAGGCGCTCCCGGCCGGTACACTGATCGTGACGGTGAACGGCACGCCCTACACGTCAAGCTCGATCAACCTGTCGACTGCAACCAGCTTCGCGAATGCCGCAACGATCATGACGGCCGGTTTCACGACGCCACCGTTCGCGATCACATTCGACACGCAACGCAATCGCTTCCTGCTGCTGACGACGCTCACCGGCCCGACTGCAACGTCCACGGACGTAAGCGGCACGCTCGCCGCAGGCGTCGGCCTGTCGCAGGCGTCGGGTGCGTACATTCAGACCGCCGGTATCGCGATTGATACGCCCGCAACGGCGATGAATCGTCTTGTCACGCAAACGACGAACTGGGGCACCTTCACGCACACTTGGGCCGCCGATCTGAACACGCGCCTCGCATTCGCGCAGTGGAACAGTGGCCAGAACTTCCAGTATCTGTACTACGGTTGGGATACAGATGCCGCCGACCTGACGCCGAATAACGCAGCGTCGTTCGGCGCACAGGTGCTCGCCGCGCCGTATCAGGGAACGACGCCCGTCTATGGCGGTATCGCGCAGGCCGCAGCGTTTCAGGGCTACGCCGCCGCAATCAACTTCAACATTACGAACGGCCGCACGACGCTGGCATTCCGCCAGTTCAACGCCGGCACGGCGTTCACGGTGTCCGATCTCGCGAGCGCGAACGCGCTGCTGACGAACGGCTACACGTACATCGGTGCATATGCGAATGCGGCGAACACGTACACGATCGCGTACAACGGCAAGACGTCGGGTTCGTTCTTGTGGACGGATACGTATCTCGATCAGGTCTATCTGAATCGGGAACTGCAGCGCGCGCTGTTCGAGGCGATGCTCGCGTACAACTCGATTCCGTATAACCAGGACGGTTACACCGAGCTCTATCAGGCGGGCGTGGATGTCATCAACGCGGCCGTCACATCGGGCATCATTCGCGCAGGCGTGACGTTGTCGCAGGCGCAGATCCAGCAGCTGAACACCCAGGCAGGGCGCCCGATCAGCGACGTCGTGCAGTCGCGCGGCTGGTACTTCCTGATCGGCGATCCGGCCAATATCGCGCAGGCGCGTGCAAATCGCACAAGCCCTGCCGCAACTTTGTGGTGGACGGACGGCGGCTCGATCCAGCAACTCAACGTGAACAGCATCGCTGTCATTTAAGGAGAATCGCAAATGGCAGGCACTCTCACAGTCGCTAACTCGACGATCACGCAGACCGTCGAAGCGCTCTACACGAGCGCGCAGCGCATTCAGGGTTACGCAGCGGATGATGCGTTCGACTTCTCGGAGATCGAGAACGGCGAATACAGCATGGGCATCGACGGCAAGTTGTCGGCAGGTTTCGTGTTCAACGCGATCCCGTTCACGCTCACGCTGCAGGCCGATTCGCCGTCGATCGGCATCTATGAGAACGTATGGCAGTATGAAGTGACGAACCGCACGAAGTTGACCAATCAGCTCACCGTGTCGTTGCCCGCAGTCGGCAAACGGTACGAACTGAAGGACGGTTTCATGCAGTCGTACAAGGCGCCGAGCGGCAAGAAGATCCTTCAGCCAGGCGTCGCAGTCTTCACGTTCGCTCGCTTGCAGGTTTCGCCTATCTGATGGCGCGCGCCGCTGGCATTCTGTTCGTTCATGACGGTCGTGTCTTTCTCGGAAAGCGCGGCCCGAATGGTGATGCGCCCGGCACGTGGGCATTTCCGGGCGGCCACGTCGAGAACGGTGAGAGTGACGAATCAGCGGCGCGACGCGAGCTATACGAAGAAATGGGCGTCGAATATCGCGGAAAGCTAACGCCGTTGTACGAGTCGTCGGACGGATTCAAGTGCTTTGGCGCTGCGCCCGGTCGTATGTTTTCGCCGGACGACGAGGCGGTCGATGCGCAAGAACACACTGATACCGGCTGGTTCGATTTTGACAATTTGCCAGAACCGTTACACCCCGGAATGAAGGAGTTGACGAAAATGCCAAGCACAAGTGAAAAGCAACATCGAGCAATGGAAGCGGCTGCGCACGGCAATTCGACGCTCGGTATTCCGAAGAAAGTCGGCAAAGAGTTCGTCGATGCCGATAAGCGCGCGAATGATGCGGCCGATCCGCGTTCAATGCTCGAAGGTCTCCGCAAGTGCGCCGCAGACTGCATGGCGTACGATCGCAAGCGCAAGTAACCCGAACGGTCCATCACTCCTGGAGGAACAGACGTGGCTTACACAACTTCGCAAACCCTGACGTACGTCAACGATTCGCTAGTGACCAACACCGCGAATATGACGTCGCTGTCGGCGACCATCAGCGGCACCGATGCCGGTGCGACGCTGCTCGTCGAAGGCTCGAACGATGGCTCGACGTGGAACACGCTGAACACGATCACGACCGCCAGCACGGTCGCGGTCGCGTTCGGTACGTATCCAATCGTCCGCGCACGTATCAGCGTGCAAGGCTCGGGCTCGTTTCTGGCCGCCTTCACCGCGACGATTGCCAACGCGGGCACGGTCGTTACGAACCCGATCAGCGATACTGCACTGACGCCGACGGTTACGGCAGCAGCCTACACGGCCGGCAACGTGGTCGGCGGTCTGCTGACCTTCACGAACGTGTTTGGCCAGTCGCTGCGTGGTACGCTGACGGACATCCTCGTCAAGTCGAAGTCGGTGCAGACGACGACGTACAAGCTCTATCTGTTCAGCCAGCAACCGAGCGCATCGACGTGGACCGACAAGGCCGCGCCGGCGATCAACGCTGCTGACCTGCCGTATCTGCTTGGCGTCTACACAAGCGGCGCGGCGGATTCGGGCTTGGGCACGGAAACGTCGAACCAGCTGAACAACATTGCATCGAATATCCGGTCGAATAGCCAGAACCTGTACGGCATTCTGGTCTGCGCCGCGACGCCGACCTACGCAAGCACG